GGTCTGGTTTCTGCTGGCCATACTTATTAACTTAGTTGAATTGTGAAGATGTTTTAAAATTGGTCTGGTTTCTGCTGGCCATATATCGCTAACACTGGCACCCAAGTATCTTGCATGGGGGGGGGGGAGGGTCCCTAAGAAGCCGGTCACTAATCCATACTACTCTTCGTACCCTACTCTAAATACTTAAAATAATCTTAGATATAATAATTAATTTCAATATCATATTAAACTTTAAGCCAATCTATGGTATTCGTACCCTACTCTAAATACTTAAAATAATCTTAGATATAATAATTAATTTCAATATCATATTAAACTTTAAGCCAATCTATGGTATTCGCGTGTACGTCTCATATAATCGCACAACGCACGCGTAAATAGCATAATAAAGATTAAAATCTAATATAATATCCAGATTAATATAAAAATTTAATATAAATTTAAGTTCTATTTAATAAAACTTTAAGCTAAACTGCATTATAATTTAAGTATCAAAAGCAAGAAAGCGTAAGATTAATTTGATTAGAAAGATTCTTTTCAATTTAAGCTTAAACTAATCTTTCTTACGATATAATTTAATTATCAAAACAAAGGAGTCTATTATGACTAAGACAGAATTATATAACAAAGTTAGTACTGAGGTACTTGAATTACTAGAGTCACAACCAAAGTTGTCAAAAGCGTTTAAAGAAAAACTATCTAATATTTTAGATACTAACTTAAGACCAAAGAGTGGCGGTAATACTATGAATCCACCAAAAGAGATTGACGGTGTTATGCACTACTATTGTCGCTTTCATCAACGATATGAGCTACAAGACGATATGGTTATGTCTAAAGATAAGTCTAAAGGCTATTGTAAAGCTTCAATATCAAAGTGGAATAAAATCAATAGTCAAATTAAGAAACTTGACTCACAAGCTGTAGACGCAATGGCTAATGGCGACTTCGAGAGTGCTCAAGCTATAGCGCAAGAGGCCAAAGAGCTTAAAGAGTCTCTTAATAATCCGGAGACTTATAACTATGATGAAGACTGGGCTAACTTTAGATAGTCTCTTAGGGCTCTCTTCGGAGAGTCTTATAGATACTATTGTATCATATTAATACTAAGGATATACTAATGTTAAAAGAGTATAGAGATAAATTAGAAGATTATATTAAAAATAATGATAACATAGAGCTTCGTGAGACTATAGTTTATTATATAGGTTTTATAGAGGGCTTAATAAGTGTTGATTGTGAGCCAGATAAAGGCTTTATAAATATGATTGAAAGGATATTAAATGAACAAAAATAAGATTATAGAGCAATTAAGAGAAGTTGATTACATCTTCGACTTCTTAGAGAATGATTTCGAATGTACTCAAGAGTGTGATAATTGTCCAGCTAGTAAAGCTTGCACACAAATGAGCAATAATGGCAACTATGAAGTCTTTAAGACTAACTATAGAGCTTTAAAACTATATGAGGAGTTCAATCATGACAATTAAGTATAAAACTACAACTATAACTATGGAGTCTACTATGATATATTGTAGTAGACTAGTTGATAATAAACTATATAAGCTAGAGGTGCCAATAGACTCTAATAGTGTTGAAGACTTGCTAACTAAGTGCATACGCGTGTCGAAGCTTAGTAATGAGATGTTTAAACAACTAAGTGGTATTCAACATGGGTGATATAATCTTTTCACTATTAGCAATAGGTTAACTATAGTTTTAGCTATCACTGCGTATGGTTACTAGTGGTATTGGTATTGATTGTGCTAGAATTGGTTACCAATCGCTAACTATAGTTTACCTCGCACTTGTTCTATTTTGTTATTTTTTATTATCTATTTTAAATATAAATAAATATAATAAGACTAATAGGACAAAAAAGACTAAAAGGACAATATAAAATTATATAAAAGACACAAAAGACACAAAAGACTAATAAGCTAACCGAGACTACACAGTTGAACCACTTTCCCTTACATAAAGAGCTCCCGTCTTCTGTCCTCAGTCTTTTCGGGCATATCGCAGCACAACTAAACTGTTTTAAGGACTAATAAGACCAATTTGACAGGAAAGACAAGCGAATTCTCCCAAAAGACAGATAAGACAAGCGAATTCTCCCAAAAGACTAATAAGACTAGCAATCTCACATAAATTAAAAAATTAATATAAAATTTTAATATATTTTTAATAAATAATATGATATAATACATAAACAAACGTATACCCAATTAAAGGAATATAATGACATACGAACAATGGCTAGAGTATATTAAAACGAACAAGGACCCACTCTACTGGGAACATATAGTTACCTTTGCACCCGAGATAGCTAACGACCTTAGAGACTATAAACAACATATAGTACAGCGACGGCTCAATATCAACAGTGGCTCAATTCTAAGTAATTTAAAGCCTCTTATACTAGCAATAGCTAGCACAATTAAGGAGTCCACTAATGACTAGTACTAGTACAAGCATACAAATAGTATCACTTAACACACCTAAGGACTTTAAGGTAACACCAGAAACCAAGAAACAGCTAAGCCAATACTACAAGAAAGTAAAGTGGAGTTCTATAGAAAATCAGAGCACTATAACGCTCGACAGACTATCTACATTAGACACAGTGTATATAGTACCAACTACAGGCCTCACTATAATAGACTTCGACACAGATGATAGTTTCGAGGAGGCACTAAGATATAACTCACAGCTACAACAACAATATCAGTGTGCATATATAGTTAAGAGTTTAAGGAAGGGTGGACACTTCTACTACTTAGAGAATAAAGAAATCCAGCTACCAGCACAACACACTAAACAGTCTACACTAGACATACTTAGTGGACCAGCTCATAATGTTATTGCACCAACGCTAGCAGAGACAGGTAAAGAGGTGCTATATCACTCTGATACTTACACTCTAACACCATACAACACTGCTATAAACACTCTAATATCAAATATAGTTATTAACTCACTCCCTAAGAATGCTAGGGTAATAGCACTGTCTCCACTAGAAAGGAACTCAGACAATGCAGCCTCACTGATTAAGGAGTACTTAGCGAACTTAATAACACAGGTGCAGTTTAATGAGTTCTATAGCTTGCCAGACCCTATACCACCTCAACAATCAAATGAGGTATATAAGCGCTTAAGCACTCGCCTAGCTTCAGACTTAACGATTAGTCACGAGGACTATATAGCTACAATGGAGAAGTATAACCACTATACAGGTAGGAAGACTCAGGCGGAACTACACTCGGAGCACATTCAGAGAATGCTAAACAACACTAATGGACTATGGAGATATGACCCTGATGCAGTAGCTAAGCAGGTAACATATATAGTAACACACAAGGAGACTAAGACACCGATAGAAGTTTTTTATGATGCTGATACTGGGGAATATTTAGTCTCGTATAAAAATAGTAGAGCACAACAAATGCTTCACCACTTAAAGAATAAGTCGGCTTATATAGAGCTAATGGAGAAGATAACTAGAGTACGCCCAGAACAATTACGTAGAGATACTACTAGGATAAAAACGGTATCTATATATAGTGACTACTCTAAGGACTATGGTTATAATGACAATAAGTTTAATATAGCGATACATAATCGTTACCTACAAGCATTTAATGGTGCTAAGCCTGACACATATACTACGCCAGAAGAATTTATAGAGCTTTTAGAGTATATGTGGGGTGATGAGTATGAGTATCTTATAGGTGCTATGAAGTATAGATATTCAACATTTGAGTACACACCAGTAGTTACGCATATAGTTGGGGAGGAAGGCACAGGTAAAGACCTCTCTATAAATATAATGACTAAGGGGTTCTCAGAGCCAGCGCAAAGCCTCGACTACACTCTAATGAAGGATAAGCACTCTAATTGGCAAACTAAAGAGAATGTAATATTTTCAGAGGTTGGTGAGTGGAAATTTGCAGAACAAGATGATATGCTAGAGAGGCTTAAGACTATATCAGGCTCTAATGGTATAGTAACATATCGTGGAATGCAGCAGACAGCAACAACAGTGCAGAGTATAATTAAGATATGGGTTACTGGTAATAATTGGGCTAAGCTCCACACTGATATTAACTCGTCACGTAGAATACATACTGTTTATATGCCAATGCCACTAGAGAAACTAAGAGGTGGTAATTATGACAAGAGTGACCTTGATGCTTTAATGTCTGAGGCTTCACTACTCGACTTCTACTATTGGTTAGGGAATGAGTGTACTATAACTATAACTAGAGAGGAATATAGTAGTGCCTACTCACGACAGAAGTCGCAGTCATATCTCACATACATTGAAGCTACTTCAGACAAATCCGACACAGCTTCTAACTTATTATATAAAGACCAGAGATATGAGACATATAGTAAGGTATTAGAGATGTTCCAGCTCTCTCCAGCAGATATAGAGTACAAGTATAACAAGTCGAATGACTACTTAGTTAATGCTAAGAGCCTACAAGATAAATTAAAAGCATCTGGTGCATCATATATACTTTCTAAAACTGTAGATAATATAGTTGCTAGGACTAATAATAATAAAAGGGTTATATTTGACTCTGGAAAGTATAAATACATAACTATATTAAATGCACCCAAGGAAATTGAAGAAGTGCAAGGAGAAGATATAGACCTCTCATAATTTAAAGAATTCTTAGATTTATAAATTAATCTAAGAATTATATTATAAATTAATATATTATTCGTTATAATATAGTTATAAATAAAGGAGATAAGAATGACACAGCAAGAAAAAGATGAGTTAAGACAAGAGATGTTAGAAGAGGCTAGAGAGGAAGAATACACTGAGAGACTTCTTAGAACTGACTTCAACTATATTATTGAAAAAGTTGCTGATGACTTTGAGCTTCAAGAGGCTTATGAGAAGTTTAAAAAAGCCGCTGATATGCTAAGTGAGTATGGGTGGGAGATGAGCCCACTAGATGTATTTAAGGAGATGTAATGAAAACCTTTGATAATAATACGCTATATGAAATTACTAACCTAGATAACAATATAATAACATTAGAAGAATGGGCAAAACTTAAATTACCTAGTGGTACTTGGATATCTATGAGTAATACTATATTGATGCTGGGTTTAGACTTAAATGAGTATAGAGTATTGCATAAATTAGATATAGAAAAATCAGAGCTATATAATAAGGAGATGTAATGTTAGATAATTTACTTAAAGGTATTAACCTTGCAGATTATGAAGGTGTTAATGAGCTAATAGTATCTATAGAAGACCTTAAAACATTGAGAAGAGAGGTTATAGTCTTAAAGGCCTTAAATGAGGATAAAGAACAAAAGATAGGCTCACTTACAGCTCAACTAGCTGAAGTTGTAAATAAACAGGAAACAAGGAGACTGGATGAATATGTATGATGAGGTTAGACTGTAATGATAACATTAGTTATAAATAAAGGAGTTAAAAATGGAAGGAGTTAAGGTAGCAAGTTTTGATTATATAAAGTCTTCAAAATTTGAAATATTAAATACTAGTTTGGTAAAAACATCTAAGGAGGCTTTTGCTATAGAAGTTACAGTAGCAGATAATATAAGTAAAATAACAATAAGTTTTGATACAAAAATAATTAAGGAGACTGGTAAAGTTGTACTTATATTTAGTGGAAAAGAATATGATGGAGATTCTGAAGCTTTTAATGATTGTAACTTTGAAGCTTTAAGACTTCTATATGATATAGAAATAAAAATGCAGCTTACTAAGTATGATATGCTAAAAATATTATTAAAGGAGACTAGATGAATATATATGATAGGGTAGAGAATGTAATAGTAACATTAGTTATAGGTATACTAGTTGGTAGTTTAAGTACTATTATGATATTAAAATAAAGGAGATGGTAAGATGAAAATATACTATAGAGTTGTTTACTTAGATACAGGAGAAATTCCAACTTATAGAGATTTTAATATTGATGTAGAATGCCCTGATAATTATATGTTTAAATGGGTTTATGATACAGAAGAGGAAGCTTTAGATGAGATTAAAAATTTTACTATTAAATTCATAGACTTAACTATAATTAAGTTTTATACTACAGAGTAAAGGAAAATAAAATGACAAATGAACAAATTAAAAAGGAATTTTCTAGATGGATTGATGCTGGAAAGCCTCCTGTCTGGACTAATGATATAGATAACCCAATTACATGGAGTCTTATACAATTACCTACTTGGGCTGTAGACCATTATATATACATAGTAGATGATAAACATGCTGAGTTGCGTAAGTTACAGATTGATGAGCCTAATACTAAGTTTGAGTACTATGAGCCTATAGCTAAAGTATGGGTAAGTGCAAATATGCCTAGTTGGAACACAAATATAAAGTACAGGGTTAAGCCTAAAGAATGGTTTGAAGACTTGGATATGGTTGGTAAACCTGTATGGATTAGAGACAATGAATTAGATGATTGGGAAATTTCTACATTTCATAAGTATGATAATAATTTAATGTATGAATACATCTGTGCTAGTGGAAGTTGGAAATATGCTAAACCAGTAACTTGTGATGATTTATATAAAGGAGAACTAAAATGAAAGAAATTACAATAGATGGTGTAGAATATACACTAACACCTAAACAGCAAGAGTTTACTTATCCAATGTGGTTTAAAAATAAATACACTGGTCTTGTAATTAAATTTACTTCTATAGATGAAGGTATAGCAGTAATAGCTGATAAGTATAATAAAATTACTGGAAAGAAAGCTAAATGGAGGGCTCATACCAATACTGATGTTTGGGAACAAGTTGAAGACCCAAATAAGCTACATGATAAAGATGCAATTTGGTGCTGGGATAGTAGTGATATTACTGTAAGAAGACTAAAATTCTGGGATGCTTACAATAATACTACTTTTGATTTTGAAGGAGATAGAGGTGGTGCACCTTATGACAACTATGAAAAAATCTTTCCAGAGAATGAACCTGATTGGGTTAAAAAAGCACGTAAACTTTTAGAAGATTAAAATGGCTCATTTACAATTAAGTCAACAAGGATGGATTAGCGCTGTAGAGTTTGCAGAGATGTATAGCTTATCAGATAGTACAGCATACACTAAAACAAATAACCCCTATGTTATGAAAATAGGTAATAGTGTTTATATTAACCATAAAGCACTTATTAGAAGGAGAGACTTTTACAAGAGAGTTTGGTTAGAAGCTACAGATAACTATTATGAACTGATTGATGGAGCTAGTCAATTTAAACTAGCTAAAGTATTATCTAAATATTTAGGTAATACCCCCACTAGTTGGAATACTTGGATGACACTAGTCTTATTCTCAACAGCTTATAATGATAAAAGTCTTTTAAACTATAAAGTATCAGTTAAATTATGGGAATTTTGGAGGTTCACAATATGGATAAAAATGGTAATAAAAAGAAAGAATTTACATCACAAGAAATAGAGCTGCCTAACAAAGATAAGCAAGCATTTATTAAGAGAATGCAGCGTAGAAATTTAGGCATATATAAAATGGGAACATTTAGTTATGTAAGGAACAATAAGAAGATAACTAGTATTGCTTCAATTTTACACTTTAATATTGAGGAGTGTTTAAACCATCCTACCCTTAGAACTAGTGATAAAGAAATTATAAGGAATTTAAAATGCTTAAGATAAATTATACTATAGGTATGGCTGGGACAGGGAAGTCAACAGAGCTTATTAAAAAAGCTAAGTTATTACCACCAGAAACAAGTGTTATTATAGCTCCTACTCATAAAGCATTGCATAGGTTACAGCAATATCTACCTAATAATATAGAAGTTAAAACTATACACTCATTACTTGGGTGGATACCAACTATAAATGAGAATGCTAAGCATATTAACCATATAGACTCAACAGCTAAGCTAGATAAACCTCTAGAAGAATATACTCATATAGTTATTGATGAGATGGGTATGATGTCTGAAGAGATGTTCTTAGATATAGTAGGTAAAGTCGAAGAGTACTCAGTATTTGCAGAGTCTACTGAAATAGATGTAGAAATACACTGCTTTGGTGACCCATATCAATTATTACCAGTAAAAGGGCAGCAGATACAAACAGACCCAACAACGACAGTAGAATTAACTACTCAACATCGTTCAGAGAGTCCAGACATAGTAGCACTTTTTACTAAGATGGTTAATTATCTTAAGGGTACTAACACTAGTGACTTAAGTACTCCTTATTCGGAACATGTTAAACCCTTTGATATTAATAAGTTTAAAGAAGGTGATAGATTACTAGCTTATACAAATAAAGCTGTTGGAGAGTGGAACCAAAAGATAGCTAAGCAACTAGGTATTAAATCTTATATCGGGCAAGAAGTACAACTAGGTAATATGCTAGACACTATAGTTTGTGATGAATTTATAAAACCTAGTTTAGAAGACCTATTAGCTTGGAGAGAACTTGGCATACTAGTATTACAGAATAACCAGATTAATAAAAAATTCTTAGAGGCTTCCTTACATGCCCTTATAAAAAATAAGAACATTGAGTTTATAGTTAGTGAAGACAAAGTATATCCTGTAATAGTTGGAATAGGTAAAGCTAACTTAGTAATTAAACAAACTAAAGAGAAGGCTATTAAGGAGAGAAAGAATTATAAGGATGTTTATGCTTTAAATAGAGCATTTATTATGGATTATAGTTTCGCTAGTACTGTTCATAAGAGTCAAGGAAATGAATGGAATACTATATTTATAGATAAAAAAGATATTCAAAAATCTGTTTTAAATAATACATATTATATGACGTATGCGCGTATGTTATACGTCTCAATTTCTCGTGCAAGACATATTATCTATATTTAAAATAAATATCCATATTGAAGAGATATACGTTTAATCTTCGTTTAATAATTATTACGTTATAATTATATTATCAATTAAGAGGATATAAATCTTCTTAATCGGAAATGAACCGCCGTAAAGAGTCTAACTAAATTCGCCTGCCAAGGCACTTAAAGGATATAATATGGCAACTAAAAAAGAAATCTTCGAAACAACAGCAAAAGCAGTTGAGGCACTATGCACTCAGTTTAAAACACCAACAGCATTCAATGAAAAGCTTCAAGCTATTATTGCAGATAACTTAGCACCAAAAACAGCTGGTATGACAGTTAACCTAGATGAAGTAACTCGTAAAGATGCAAATGGTAAAATTACTGAAATTCAATGTTCAGTTAGTGGTGTATGGCTCCCAGCAACTAAAGAGTATTTCTATGAGGAAAAAGCTGAAGGTAAAGGTATTGAAGGTACTGATGGGTCACATCTTAAACGTCTTTCTCGCCAAGCGGAGTCTGTTCGTAAGCAATTCATGAAAGCTCAACAAGCTTCTGAAAAAGCAATCATGGCTGATGTACTTTCTGGTGATTTAACTCCAGATGAAGCTAAAGAAGCTCTTGAAGCTGCAAAAGCTAAAAAACCAGACTATTCAAGTGTAGGTCTTTTAGAAGACTCAGAGTAGTCTTATATGTCTCCCTTATGGGAGATGGTTTAAGTAGCATCTCAAGCTACCAGGAAGACGTTTCCTGAGGTGCTACTTAAGTCATAAGGGCTTAGTGTGATTTGTCAAGACAATTCTAGAACATTTCTCTAACAATTGAGAACAACTAAAACAAAGGAGTCAAAGATGGCAAAGTGTAAAACAAAAGTAGTAGATTTAAAATATGTATTTATTGATGGTGAAGGCCGCAATCAAGCATTAGTAGGTGATGAGCCACGTATGCAGTATGTAGTTAGTGCTATTATGAAAAAAGATGGGCCAGAACATAAGTTTCTATTAGAACAAATTGAGGCAGAGTGGAAAGCTTACAAAGAAAAATTTGGTGTTAAAGGCCTACCAAAAACCAATGGTATTAAAGATGAAATGACTAAGGACCCTAGTGGTGAAATTGACCCAGCTACTGAAGAGGTTAAAAAAATACCAACTGGTAATGTGATTGCAACATTTAAAACAAATACTAAGTGGCCTGATGGTAACCCACAAATAATTAAAGTTTATGACCATAAAGGTAATGATATTACAGCAGCTGTGACAAATGCACCTTGGAGTATTGGCAATGGTTCTACTGGTATCATACATGGCTCTTGTATTGGTAATAATATTGGTGGTACTCATAAAGTAACTCTATATCTCACAGCTATTCAGCTAGCTAAACTAGTTAAATATGAAGGTAATGAAGTTGAGACTGAGGAAATTGATGGTGAAGACATTGACCTTGGTGATGCAGTTAGTGCTATTCCTACTGAAGGTACTCAAGAAGGCCCAGCACTTTAGAGATATTCTTATTTTATAAGTGAGTGTACTTCTTTTTAGAGTACACTCTTTTTATTTCTCATTAAATTGAGATACAACTAAATTAAAGGAACCTGAGATGATACAGTATAAACAGATTAGAGACTTAATAGAACTCCCACAATTTTCACTAGACTACCCAACGTTTAGTGATATTGAGACACAAGGCTTATATATTAATACAAGACTAGTACAAGTTTATCAACCAGAAACTAATGAACTAATCTATGTAATTGATTGCGACTATGTAGACTTAGAAGAAGTTAAGCAATGGTTAAAACCACTCCACACAGTATGGCAAGGCGCTTCATATGACTTTGGTACTTTAAATATGACAACTAGTAGTTTTGATGATACTCTCTATTTAGCTAGAATAGCATACCCAGAATGGCAAAATTTTACATTAGATAATATAGTTAAAATGCTAGGACATGAACATCTTTATGATAGTCTTGATAAGAAAAAACTGCAGAAAATGGGTTTTGTTAGAGGCGCCTATCTTAGTAAAGATCAACTTAGATATAGCGCAACAGATGTATATGCTTTATCACTTATTTGGCAAGATAAAAAGATACAAAAAGCTAGAGAAGTACTAGCATATAAAGTAGATATACTTAGTATGAAGTATGCTATAGAGTATCAACAAAATGGGTTAATACCTGATAGAGCTGCAGTACGTAAAGAACTTGATGCTATTGAGGATGAGATTGAAGCTAATTATGTAGAATTAAATGGGCTTAATCCTAATTCACCTAAGCAAGTTAAAGAGGCTCTTGGTACAGATAGTAGTTCTAAAGAGGTATTAATTAAGTTAATTGCGCAAGGTAATAGATTAGCTGAAATAGTATATAAACAGAGGAGGTTATTAAAGCGTAGAACTATGTTAAATAGTTATAATGCTCCAATAGTTTATACACGTTTTAATGTTGCTGGTGCTGCTACCGGTAGATTTACTTCAACTGGTGGTGATATGGAATATGGTATTAATGCACAACAAATACCAAGAGACCTACAATATATTTTTAATACTAATACTGAAGATACAGTAGTAGTGCATGCTGACTATTCGACTGCTGAGCTAAGAGCAGGTGCAAGTATTATGAGAGATGAAGAAATGTATAAAGAGTTGAAAGCTCACTTAGACTTACATAAGATTGCTGCCAATATGGCCTCTGGTGTTCCTATAGAGCAGATTGATAAAGGGTTAAGACAAAAGGGAAAAGCAGTTAGTTTTGGTAAGATATTTGGGCAAAGTTGGAGAAGCTTTATTGAGTTTGCTTATGTAAACTATGGTGTTGTATTTACTGAAGAAGAGTCTCAAGCTATTCATAATAAATATAATACTAAATATACTGGTATTAGTTCATATCATAAGAAGTGGTGGAATAATTATAAAACACATATGGTTAGTACTCCACTAGGTCATAGGAATAAAGCTAGACTAGGAACCGATGCAATTAACTATGCTACTCAAGGATGTATAGCTGAGACTATGAAACTTGCAGTACATTATTTATGCTCAGATTATCCTGAAGCTACTAAGTATATTTTTAATATAGTTCATGATGCTGCATACCTTAGAGTTCCTAAAGGCGAAGAACACCAATGGTCTACCAGACTAGTTGATGCAATGGCTAAGGGATGGCAAGAAATGTGTAAGGTACCTATGTTGTATTATAAAGATATACCAATGCCGGTGGAATTAGAATTTACCAATAATAATGGATATTTTTGTAAAGAAGTAGAAAAAGGAGAAGAACTATGGAAGGACTAGTTGAAATAGATATAGATGACCAAGGGATGGTTATGCCACCAAAGAATGATAAAGTATTATTAGTGGATGCAGATACTATTGCCTATACAACCTGCTTAAATACTGAGGTTGCAGAAGAAGTACTAGGTGATTATATGTATACAGATATGGAGTGGGACGCTATAGTTAATGACCCTATGTATAGTGAGGTAGATGGCTGTGTATATGTTACTGACCCTATTTTAGCTCTAAGTAAAGCAGAAGATAAATTGCAGCGTATTATGGATAAAACTGGATGCTCTAAGTTTGAACTACATTTTACAGGAGGTGGTAAAAATAATTTTAGATATAAAATAACACCAAATTATAAAGCTAATCGCACAGGCAGAACACCAGCAGGTTTAGGACGACTTAAAAGAGATTTAGCTGAAAAGTATAAAGGTACTATTCATGATGGTTGGGAAGCTGATGATTATGTAGTTTATGCTAAACTAAAAGAGCCAGAGAAGTATATACTATGTGCTATTGACAAGGATGTATTAAATAGTATTGAAGGAGAGCATTTCAATTATTATGAGTCAGCGTTATATAGTAAAGATATGCATTTCCAAGAAGTATCTAAGCATACAGCTATGACATGGAGATATATACAAACTCTTACTGGTGATAAAACTGATGGCATAGAAGGTTTACATAGAGTAGGACCTAAAACAGCTGAGAAAATTATAGCTGGTAAATTTAGTCATGGTGAAATTTGGAAAGCTGTAGTTGAAGCCTATAAGATAAAAGGTAAAACTGAGGATAATGCTATACTTACCCTCAACTTAGTAGATATGCGATTACTAACAGAGGATAAGGAAGGTAAACTCTATATTAAATTAAGAACTAAGGAGGAAATGGATGAGCTTCAATAATGAGTATAAAAAATTAGTTGACCAAGTACTAATGGAAGGTTCTAAACAAGAGTGTAGGAATGGTAAACAATATATTATACCGCACTATAGTTTTACTATAACAGATATGCAAAATGGGTGGGAGCTACAGTTACGCAAGATGTATTATAGAGGTGTATTAGGAGAGTTCAAGACTCTTATAGACCCTAAGTCACTAACAAATGTTAAACAGTTTGAGGCTAATGGTTGTAACTACTGGAGTAAATGGACTGGACCTAATGGCGAATTAGTTCTTGACTATCATGACCAATTACACCCACAGCTTGAGGATATAATTGAGCAGATTAAAACAGACCCATATAGTAGACGGCATGTTATTAGTCTATGGAACCATGAGAATATTAAAAGTGGGAAGTTAAGCTTACCTTGCTGCTGGCATAACCTAACCTTTAGTGTAATAGAAGACACACTAAGCATGGTGTGGGCTCAACGCTCTGTAGATACTATGCTAGGATTACCAAGTGACGTATTCTTAGCGCATCTCTTTATGCAGCATGTAGCTAATGCTACTAATTTACATATTGGTAGCTGCCTATTTAGTTTAGCTAATGTACATATCTATGAGGAACATATGACCAATGCTTGGAAGATACTTAGTAGAACAAAAGCTGACTATGACAAACCACTCAAATTTGAGTTAAAGGAGTAACTATGATAGTTGGCACTATATTACTCACTAAGAGTAACAAATATGTTGATGCTGAAGGTAATTTACCAAAGCGTCCAAAATTTGATAAGGAGCTATTAGCAGGATTACTAAATAGTAATCCAGTAAGTGAGAGGGGTTATAAACTATTACCACCTTCATTACAGGCTATATGCTATACTTCAATAGCACCGCAGATGAGAATTCCTATAACTATTAAAGAATTAGCTAAAACAGAGCTATTAATAGTTTCTAGAAGTCCTGAAGACTTTGAAGAAGGTAAAGAATTTAGACTAGATGACTTTAAGTGTCTAGTAAAAGATAGAAAGGTTGAATTATGGATTTTAAACAAGAAGCAATAAAAGAAGCACAAAAGTCACCATGTAGAAAACGTAAGGTAGGTGCTATTATAGTTAATAAGGCTGGTAAAATACTAGGCCGTGGTCATAACTATGCAGCAGTAGGTTCTCTATGCGAGGACATTAATGGTAATACTTTTCCTGATGTTATACATGCAGAAGTAGCAGCTATTCAGCAACTAGATGCTACTACAACAGATGCAAGTACTATTTATGTTACTCACACACCCTGTGAAAATTGCTCTAACGCTATTAAAGCTTTCAACTTAGAAGTAGTAATTGTAGAAGAGTTTATGAAGTTTGATAGTGGTAAACTCCGCTATGGGCTAATACCACCAAAGGCTACTAAGGCACTAGCTGAGGTACTAACATATGGAGCCAAGAAATATAAGCCTAATAATTGGCAGCGAGTAGATGACACTTCTAGATACATAGATGCATTATATAGGCATCTTGAGGCTTGGCGAAGCGGGGAGGAATTAGACCCTGAAAGTGGATTATCTCATCTTGCTCATGCAATGACAAATATATCGTTTCTGATATATTTTAATCAATCAAAATAATCACATATCTCACATATATGGAGTTTAAAATTTTATCTCAGATAATTAATCGCCTAAGATAATTTTATCCATATAGGAGATATTGATTTAAGTTTAGTTTAATCTTAATTATGATATAATATAATTTTAATAGGAGGAATAAATGATATTTATTAAAGAGTATGTAGTTTCTCAGTTAGAGGAGATTACTAGTATCGAGCTAGCAGAAAAACTGTGTGTAAGTGTAAGTATGATTAGTGCTTATAAAAAGAGTTATAACCCTAGTTTAGCTGTAGCTTTACGAGCATATGATGTTGATAAAGTAATATTACATCCATTTGCAGAAGAGTCACTAAAATATGAATTAGGAGAAAAGTAATGAGAGAGTTAGTAGAACTTAGAGATTTAACACTAAGTTGGTCACATGATAGAGGTATTCTTGCTAATGGTAAGCTAACTACACAAGGATTAAAACTAGTGAGTGAGGTTGGCGAGCTATGTGATAATATAGCTAAGGGTGCAAATATAGAAGATGATATAGGTGATTGCTTAGTTGTATTAACTAATATAGCTGCACTATATGGAACCACATTAGAGAGATGTTGGGAAGTAGCCTATGAAGATATTAAAGACCGCAAAGGGTTCTTAAATGCTAATGGTAACTTTATTAAGTCTACAGACCCTAAGTATAAGCAACTTAAGATGGAATTTGATAATGCTACAATTTAAACCACAGAAAGGTAAAGCTTATGATAAGCTACCAAAAAAGACTATTAATAGTTTTAATGATACTTTATACTATGTATCTACTAAGTATGATGGAAACCAAATATTTATCCTAGTAAAAGATAATAAGACTAGGTTCTTTACATCAGACTGGAAAGAATTTAATCTACCAACTATAGGTAAAGACCTGGCTTTTGGTATTACTAGTAGTCTTGTATTAATAGGTGAGATGTCTTATGACTCTGACGGTAAATTAGGCTCTAGAACTAAGGTACAGGGTAAAATAACTACCGAGAGAGTAAACTTTAACAAGAGACTCCCTTGCTCACTTGATGAGGATAAGGTAACCATTATGCTATTTGATATGTTAGAAGTAAGTACACAAGGTATACCTATAAATGACCTAGACTTCACAGTTAGATATAATAATATGAAAACTGTAGAAATGTTAGCACCAAGTCAAATACAAGTAGCTGAACAGATACTTATGACAGGTAAAGAAGCTCAAAGTTATGCCAAGAAATTGGTTAAAGATGGCTGGGAAGGTATAATGCTTATGGAACCAGAACAGCATTACTTCCTAGGTAAAAGAGTTAATCATGCTATTAAACTTAAATACCGTCCTACAGCTGATTTACTATGTATAGATGTTACAGATGGTGAAGGTAAATATGAAGGACAGATAGGAGCCTTAGTACTTGAAGACTCTAAAGGTAGAACTGTACAGGTAGGCTCAGGGCTAGATGATGTTGATAGGTTAAATACTAATAGCTACTACATAGGTAAAGTTATTGAGATAGAATATGAGCAAATTATGGATACTTATATTCAGCCAACCTTTGTAGGTATTCGTTATGATAAAACTAAGGAGGATATAGACTAATGACATCTAAAGAGCAATACTTAAGACTGCATATTATTAACACTCTACTTAGCTTTTATACATTAGAAGAAAGTACTAGTAATATCTTACAACTTAAACGTAAAGTTAAGCGTGAGATTAAAAGACTAGCGAAAACTTTTAAAAATACTAAGATTGCTCTAAAGTATGCGGAAAGACTTTATCCAGCTTGGGAAGATTTACATATTAACCATAAAGGTAAAAAGTATAATCTATCTATAGCTATAGTAGGTATGTGGGAAGTAGGTGTTCCAGTAAGTTTTAAACTACTTGAGACATATGCAGCTAATGATTCTATGTCTAATAAAGAAGTAGATAGTAATAGTTATATGCTTATAGATACTATGAACCAGAGAATTAAGGAGATACTAAGCGATGACTGAGCAACAAATACAGAAGAAAATTCTAACAATGTTAGAGGAGGCTTATGATGCTTACACTGTTAAAGTAGTGTCAGCATCTAGGGGTGGAGTACCTGATATACTATGTTGTATTGAAGGTAGGTTTGTAGCCATAGAGGTTAAGAAACCAGAAACTAAGAATAATGTATCTAAACTACAAGAGTATAATCTTAGTAAGATTGAGCAACGAGGTGGAATATCTATAGTTGCATGGTCTGTAGAGATGGTTAAAGAACTATTAATGGAGGCAGGGCTATGAGTAATAGTAATGGATTAACACATTTAGTTGGCTTAAAAGCATTAGATACTATAGCTCAAGTATTCTCTGAGTTATCCCAGCAGATAGCTATATTGGAGGACGAGCGTAATGAATATAGGAAGAAGTGGTTAGATGAAGTCCAAAATAAACAACAAGCTATTAGTAAAACTACTAATAGTTAATACAGTAATATGTGAGCAAATTATTATCTGGTATGATATAGCTCACTGGTAAGGAGATTAAATGATTACACCATATCCACATCAAATTGAAAAGGCAGAACAATGTTGGAATATATTAAAAGATACTGGTTATGTTTACTTAGTAGGGGAGCCCAGAAGTGGCAAGACATTAACAAGTATTTTAGTAGCCGAGAAGAGCAACAAGATAAACAGTGTATTGATACTTACGAAGAAAGCAGCAATTGGGGGATGGGAGAAGTTCCTCCACAATATGACTCTCAAACACAAGTATCATGTTACAAACTATGAGAAAGTTGGGAAGTGGAATAGTTCAAAGCGTAAAGCAGAACTAAAACTAAAGTTGGAAGACTACCAACTTGTTATTATTGATGAGTCACATAATTTAGGCACAGTAGGTAAGCCATCTGGAAGATATAAAGCTATAAAGTCACTATGCTATGATATGCCTCATATACACCTTAGTGGTACAGCTATAGTAGAAACACCTAATAGTATTTATCACCAGATGAGTATTAGTAAATATAATCCATTTAAGTTTAAAAACTTTTATGATTTTTTTAGAGAGTATGGTAAACCTTATTATATTAGAGTAGGTGGAAGAGATATTGCTCAATATGATAAATGTAACTTAGACAAACTAATGCCTAAGATAAATGAATTCTGTGTTTATATGACTCAAAATGATGCAGGTATTAGTAATGATGTTCAAGCAAAGGATGTATTACACTATATTGAACTTGGTGATAATACTAAGAGACTATATAACAAATTACAAAAGGATAACATTGCATTAATTTGGCATAACTGTTTAGTTGATGAACCAGAGTGTCCTAATAGTGATAAGTCAATAGACTTAGTATGTGATACTACTATGAAACTCAGGACTTCATTACATATGCTTGAGTCAGGTGTAGCTAAAGTAAATAATACTTATATTGACTTAGGTAACAATGAGAAGATTGACTATATTAAGAAGACTTTTGGTGATACTGAAGATGTAGGTATTATGTGTCACTTTGTTGGAGAAAGACAAAAGTTAGAGAAGTACTTTAAGTATGCTAAAATATATTCCTCATCTGCTCATGCAGAAGGAGTAGACTTAAGTCACCTTAAACATTTTGTAATATTATCTAGTGATTATAGTGGTAGTAAGTTTATACAAAGAAGAGACAGAATTGTGAATGTAAATGGAAGCAATACTACTACCGTTAATCACATCCTTGTTAAGGGTGCAATTAGCGAGCAGGTATATAAAAGAGTGTCCAAGAAGATGGACTTTAATAATTCTACTTATGAGGGAACTGCTATTTAGCATAACCCTCTATAAGTTTAATATCCTCTGGTTTTAAATTTAGTTTTTCACCAGCCTTAAGCCTACTAAGTATATCCCGAGCTTCTATTTGCAAATTTATGGGTGAAAACTTAGATGAGCTAGAGGTAATATTAGATATGTTACCACCAGCTTTAGCATAACGCATAACAGCTAGAGGATATCTATACTGAGCATCACCAATTAATGGACCTAATGGGCCTACCTTTATGTTATTAGCTTCAGCTCTATTAAATAACTCATTGTAGAATTTTTTACCATTTCTGGTACCTTTACTGAAAGAACTATTATCAAATCTAACTATTCCATCAATATCCTCTAAGTCTACTAATTTATTATTATAGTTAAGTCTATATGCACCATCATCTATATAAGCATTCTTAAACAATGTTTTAATATTATCACCAGTGTTAGTAGATTCAAATATTTTATTCTTATAAAGTTTCTCTACTTCCACCTTAGGCAACTTGACACCTAAATCTTTTTGTAATCTTTGTATAGTTTTATCCACCTCAGACCTAATTCTATTCAAAGCCCTAGTATGCTCACCTTTTTCAAACTGAGCTTTAATACTTTTACTTAATTGTTCAAGCCTTTTACTATTTAATAGTTTATTAGTTGCCTCAATAACATTATCACTATAACCTTTACCTAAAGTTTCTCTAACTAGGTTAGTTTGAGCATCATATAGAGCAGCATCAGTAGGGTTAGTACTAACAGTGCCTGACTTGGTTCCATATAAAGGTTGTGCATTTACATCTCCTGTTGTTTTAGCTTCTGGTTTATACTCTAGCATAAGAGGCTCAACCTCAGTTTTAATTCTCTCAGCTTGTGCTCTTGATATTTTACCTCTAGTAGTTTTAACTAAGTCATCAACAAATTTTAAAGGGTCCATAGGGTCAGCATTCTTAAGACTTCTCTCTATAGCTTTTCTTATTTGAATATCCTTATATCTACTACGATTATATAGTGGGCTTAAGATATCTAATGTAGTATTAACAGCTTTACTCCAAGCACTAAGTAAACCACCAGATGAGCTATTACCTGTAGGTTTACTTACTTCACCAAGTAATTTATCATTAGCAAATTTCTTTGTAAATTCTTTAAGTACCGGTAATGCTAAGTCTATACTATCTGAGTGTAAACCATCTTTCCCTAAATCCTTTATAACACCTTCCCAATTAACTGCATTTTTACCTTTCGTATTTTTCTCTAGAATTTCACCAAACTTGAAGTTATTAATAGTCTCTCTATACTTAGATATTTCAGTATCTACTTGCTGTTTAAGATCCTTAGGCAATGACCTATCTAGAAAACTATCTACCTCAGCTTTAACCTCATTTATAGTTTCCCTAGCTTTAAAAGATTTTTTAATAGCAGGTTTTCTTAATATAGCATTTATATTTTCTCTAACCTCTAAAGCTTGTCCAGGAGTTATAGTCCCTTCTGTATCTAACTTAATCTGTTTAAGAGAGGTAGCTATACCAGATGGGTCTGTTGCATATAAATCAATAAGTTTATCATCTATTTTATTTGAGATACTAGAGGCATCATACATATTAGGACTAGCCTTATCCACTTCTAATTTCATATTAGTAAATGTTTGTTTAGCTTGAGTCATATCTTGAGCATTAGCAGTAAAAGGCTCAAATATATCTTTTCTCATCTGAAGACGCTTATCTAAGTCTGCAGCTAGTTTTGAGCTATCACCTATAGTAGCTTTAAAATAGTTCTTAAACATCTCATCTGACTCAGCAAGACTAAGTGCTCTGTCTTTATTTGGTATATCCTTAAGTGCTTTTAAAGCTTCACCTTTACTCATTCTATTAAGGTTTAACATTAGTTCAACATCTTTAGGCATTTCTTTAAGTCCTAAAGCATTAACAGCTTTGTTTATTACAGCTATAGATGTTCCACCAAGGGCAGCACCTACTATACCATTTAAGGCAGCATCACCATAGTCCTTATTCTCACCCAAAGATTCTAAGAAACTATAACCACCAATACTAGCACCACCTGCTAATGCGCCATCACCTATGGGTAATACAGTATAAGCCATTAGTTTACCTAATGTACTAGGATGTAATAATGCAGTAGGATGAGAATTATTATATTTTTCAATATAGTTATTTAATGTTTCTGCAGCTTTATCAGTAATACCCTTTTCATTAGGTAATCCAGCTTCTGCTAAGGCATCATTAATTATTCTAGCACCACCAGCAGTTATAGTTCTAGCTCCTGCTACAACTTGTTTAGCTGGCTCAACTAAATTGGCATTAATTTTATCTGTAACCTCTCCAGGCTCTAGAGCATTAGCAGCTTCAGGAGTTATTTGAGTAGTACTTATAGTTCCATCTGAATTAGTTATAGCTTCACCACTATTACTATAATCAGTAATACCAGATAACTCACTAGGTTTACTATTTAGTTGTTGCATTTTATCTAGGGCACTAGTATCAGTGCTAGAGTTAGTATTAACTTCCCAAGGTGCTTGACCTACTGGATAAGAGTCAGCAGGTTTAGTATCAGTGTTAGAGTTAGTATTAACTTCCCAAGGTGCTTGACCTACTGGATAAGAGTCTTTCATTATTCTGCTCCTGTCATAGCTCTACCAGCCATATTATTCATAGCTTGTTGTTGAGGCATTTGCCCATCCATTTGTCCTTGTTGCATAGCAGCTTGTTGTTGAGGTGTTAGCATCTGTGCTGTTTGCTCAAGAATACCAGCTAATTCTAAACTATATTTAGACTTAGTATTTTTAACACTTAATGCACCTGCTTGGAAATAACCCGCAGGATTAGCTTGTGCTAATAAGTTACCTAATGGGCCATTAATAAACTGCTCCAATAGTTGTTGGTTTTGACTATCATCATCATTGAAACTAACACTATCAAGCTCAATATCAGCCTTGGTAAAAGCTATATCAGTATCTATAGTAGGTATAGGTGCAACTACTGCATTACCATTCTTATCTTTCATAGGTTTACCAGTTTCTGGTTGGGTAACTTCTTCAAACACCTTCTTAGGTCCATTAGGTGTTTGTATCTCTAAAGGTTTATTTAGCTCAATCCACTTATTACCCTGATAGTTATCTGATACTCTAATAATATCATGCGCAGTAAAATATTGCTTAATTAAATTTACTACATCCCAACCTAACAGTCTATAGAATTGCTCAATCTTACTAGTTGAATATCTTTGGGCTACAGCACTAGCATTTTGCTGTAACTTAACTTTAGCACCTGAGTCACTAGCATATGCCATACCTAGAAAACTATCATTGATACTAAGTACTCTCTGAACTCTATCAAGTGCCTTATCAATGACAGTATATTGGTCAAGTACCTCACGGGTAAGGTTTTCAATTTTAATCCCAGCTAAATTTTTAACTGGAATAATAGCATTAACTCTATTAAACTGGTCAGTAAAAGCATCTAAGTCTACAACAGCTCCATCTTCAACAAAGGCTTTCTGTGTGTTTACCATTAGTTGAATTTTAAGTAATGCTTGGTTAATAGCATTTTGTGTTTCTAAAATATCTCTAAATAAGCCATAAAATTCTGCTCTATTACTAGTGTTTAACTTTTGAAGTCTGTAAGGATTTTTAACTTCCTTATAAGTAATCTCTTCCTTACTAAGTATTTCATCTTGACACCAATAAATACTATAAGACTTATCATCATCTTTAATAATTGAGTGAACTATAAGATAGTTATCATGTCTCTTATACATACCTACAAACTCAGACTTATAAGTATAACTAAAGTCGGCATCTTTAATATTTAAGTAGTTATAATAAGCATCAATTTTCTCACGCTTAGCTTTACCAAACATTCTATCAACATCTTCTTGAGCTACCCACTTAAATCTATGTATATACTTAGCATCACTATAGTCATCTAGCCTAGACATTGGGTCAATAGCTAGTTCTAAACTAGGTATATGATGGATATTAATCTTATACTTAGGTCTACCAAACTCATCAGTTTCATCAAGCTTTTCAACATCAGTGTAACTACACATTAAACCAGTAAGTATCATATCAAGCTTAATTTTGTCACCTTCACTATTAAAGTTATTAGTTCTAAAAACATAGTCTACAGTATCTTGTAATACTTGTGCAGTAATAACACTATCTTCTTTAGCAGGAATAACCTTAACACTATTAACTATTGTAGAATAATAGCCCAACAGCATTCTACCAAATAGTTTAATAATATTGAATGTTTCTGCGGGCTGTCCACGCTTCTTTAGAGTATTTAACTGGTCTGTAGTATAGTGTCTATTATGATAAAAGTCTATAGTTTTAAGAGCCTCTTTACGAGAATCCTCAAATACATCATAACTATACTTAAAGGTATCTTTTAAGTTTTCTATAGTTGGTTTCATTATTTAATCCTTACCCAAGTATCACCTTGTTTCTCATAAGTCATACCATTATATTCCTTAGTCTCACCTTCAGTTAAAGACTTAGCTTTAAGGTATGTATAAGGTAACTTATCTTTATAAGTATCAGCATTTTTAATTGTTTGAGTAGCTAAGAAGTCTTTAAAATCTTCAAGAGCAGCTTTTTGATATTTCTCATCACTAAAACTACCACTAGTTAGTAGTTTTGTTAAAAATGCTCTTTCCTCATTAGTTACAGCTAAACCTGATGTAGCTTTTAAGTAGTTAGCTAAAACCATACCTACTTGAGTATCATAGTTAGTATTTTTAAATGTTTGTGCATCTTCCTTACCAAATATTTTAGTTAAGTAATCTTGTGCATTACGAACTAAGTCTTTATCAATAGGTATAGCAGCACCATTTAAAATATTATCAATTTGTTTAACTGTTCCAATACTACCATTTATAGCAGTCTGTACTTTAACTAATTCGGTTTTCTCTGGGGCTTGTTTAAGATATGCTTGCTCATTAGCTATAGCAGTATTCGTGTCCATCTTATTATCTTTTAATAACTGGTTATTGGTCTGTACTAAATTAGTAAGTTGATTAACATCATTAGTTTCTTTTACTCCACCTACACCTTCTGTTTTCTTAGCCCAAGCAGTATTAGCAAAAGCTTCCATATCTTGTCTATTCCAGTTCTTACGAGTTTTACCTATCTTCATCTCATAAGTTTGTACTAATTGCTCTAAATCATCACGTCTACTACTTGATGTACTAGTGGATAGTTTTGACAAATAGTCTACAAAGTCAGTATATTTAGACTTATTAGCCTCATAATCTTTAACTAATTCTTTATCTTTACCAAGTGTAATCTGGGACTCTTTAAATTTAGCATATGTACCATTAGGATTAGCATTACTCCATTTTTTAAAAGCTTCAAACTCATTATCTTTAATAGTATTAGATTGCTCTATATCTTGTGGTCTTAAACCTTTAGTCATAGCCTCAATAGTTTGATAATTTTTTACTAATGTATTTTGCTCTTCACTTGTCATATAGTTATGACTATTGGTTGCTGCTATAAGTTTATCTACAGGTAGTAATTCTATAGAACCATCAACCTTAGTAGCTTGTATAAAGCTTCTAGATAAAGCATCCTTAATTTCTGTATCATTTAATTTACTAGTATCTACACCTAAATCACTTAATTGTTTTTGAACATCAGAGTTATTAAAATTAGGCGTATCTAACTTCAAATATTGCATTGAAGGAGAATTTTTAAGCTTTTCTACTAATGGCTTGTTTAAATTTAATTTAGTTAAAGCATCATTCTGTTTACCAGAAGTCCAGTCTAAAACTAAGTCTTTTATTGTATTAGCATTTATATAGCCTTCTTGTGCTTGTATAGCTTGCTCCTGTGCCTGAAGTTTATCATTAAGTATTTTATACTGAGAAGCCTCTGCATTTTGTTTTTGCAGTGTTGCCTCAGTTGGCTGGTAGCTAGTACCTTCATATGTATACCCAGCTTGTGCAGCCTGTAACTCTTGCTGCTTAGCATGCTGTTGTAATTCTTCACGTCTGTTTCTTGTAGCATATATATTATTAACCATATTACTACCTGCATTTAATCCTGCTGCAAATCCCATTTATTATTCCTTATAATTTCTTACTATAGATTACCTAGGGCAGAACCTATTGCACCTATAGTTGAACCACCAACCTCAAACATATTGTTTCTTCCAGATAGCCCAATATTTGTTGCCTGTGTACTATAATTAGCTGCTAAGCCAGTAGAACTATTTATACCTGTATTACCTACATTAGCATTAATACCAAGCATTTGAGTACCCTGGCCTAAACCCAGGCCTAGAAAGCCCATCTTTTGCTTAGCAGCTACACTATCTGCATTTGCTCTAATATTAGCCTTTTGATTAGCTGTTGTAAACTCATTATTCATAAGGGCTGCTGCTTCCATACCAGAACCACTAAGTCCTCTTTGTGCAAGGTCCTTGTCTATATTTTGCTGTGCTTTTTGACTTTCAGCTTGAACTTTTGTTATTGCTTGTGCAGCAAGCTTAGAGCCATTTAAGTTTTTAAAGTAAGTGCCTAAATCTTCCTGTAAGGGGCCATAAATAGATTTCCAATCATCATATTGTTGTCTTTGAAATGCTATTTGCTCATCAGTTAATGCATTAGCTCTATCTGTCTGTGCTTGAGCCTCCTTATGTGCTCTATCATGCTCACCCTTACCAGTAATAACATCTGTAGCATGATTAATAACATCATTTATACTACCAATACCTATATCCATACCAGTTAGGCCTCCAGCTATACTACCAATACCTCCTAGAGCTAAGCCACCAGCTATTGAATTAGCAACACCTTTAGATACATCAAAACCACCAATTTTAAAACCCATAATAATATCCTATTTATTTTATTATAACATAATTAATATTAAAATAATATTAATTATGTTAATTATAAGAACAATTAGCTCTAAACTAAACTAAATTTATTAATTTTCCTATATAAATGACGATAGTGTAATATTAATAGTATCAAAAGTAATTGAACTACCACTATCTACATTAGAAAGGTCATATCTAAAGACTATACCACTAGAAGTAAGTATAAACTTTAAGCTAAAACTATCCCCTAGGTAAACAGCCCTATCAACAGTAATTGTTAAGTCAGTATTTTCATACAAAACAGTTATTGCAGGTGGTGTACTATTAACTATAGCTGCTGTAAGACAATAGAAACCATTAACGATTGAGCTTTCTAGTAGTATATCCTTAGTTGTACCACCACTAATAGTGATTGATGGAAGTGTTGAAGTGAAAGCACTATTATAAATAAGTTTAGCTAAGCCATACTCTGATGTAAATATAGTATTACTGTTTGATGCTATTCTACTATAGTTGCTATTTGATTCTAGTGTTAAATTGCCAGAAGGGGATGAAGAATTTATAAGTTGGATATCACCATTAAGAGTGGTAGCAACACGATCTACATTATTAATTTTCACATTAGATATGTACTTAAAATCTAATAAATTGATATTATTAATTATAAATTGATTGGAATTAAGTACTATACCCTTAGAAATATCTATTGATGGTGGTACATATCCAGTATCTGACTTTACATTAAGTAGAAGTATACTACAACTACTGACTGATAAAGCTGTAGCTATAAACATATATGGGTTGCTCTCTGATACATTACTTGCTTTATTAGCTCCCTTACTAGTAGAGTCTGTAAATACTATTTTAGCATTATCTGTAATTATAGAGCTACCATTAGCTACAATGTAGTCTCCTAGTAATACTAAAAATACTAACTTATTAGTAACTATATTAGAAATAAGTGAGCTATTAAAATGAATAAAGTAGCCTGTTTCATCTTTACTATAAAGTAATGCACCATTAAAACCATTATAGGTTAGAGTACCACTAATAGTCGGTATATCAATTTTATTATAAGTTAGGTACTTCATTGAAGAATGAAAGCATGATGCAGGAATGCTATCAGGTGACTTCATAAGCGCTTGTTCTGTAACTTCAGAAGTTATATGTAGTATATTATTGCCATTAGTATCTTTACCTAAAAATAAACTCATTTTATATATATACTCCCTTCAGCTAAATTTATATCCATAGTTACAGCTCCTTCATTAATAGTACCGTCAGTATTGTATGCGGATACATTAACTAATCTACTAGAAAACATTTGATCAGCTCTGAGAGTACCTGTAGTAATTTTACCACCATCAATAGTAGTTGTAGCATAGTTTACTTGTAATGTAGCTTCTACGACAGTATTTACTACTTTGCTTAAATTATTAATAGTCGGTATAGCAGTATTATCATAATAACTTTGCTCACCATCCAGTATAGGCTGTTTAACATTACTAGTAGCGTCTAACGCTGTACTTTTAGATGTATGTAAGTCATTTGGTACTATTTCTTGGTCTGAACCTGTATCTATGGTATATGGCTGTGTGAATGTTTGAAAATCACTTATAGCTTGCTTATAGTTATCATACTCAGTACCAGACCCTAGAAACGTTTCTAAGTCATAGCTCAGGTTATCTACAGCTGACTGTAATTCGTTATATGCATATAGTATAGCATGTAGATAAAAGTTATCTGTATATAATATATTTGATACTTTAGACCTATACACCTTATAAATACCAGAACCTGCATAGTATATTGCAGAATCTATTGAGCTGTTAAGCTGACCAATTGCGGAATACACACTATTAACATACTTAGTTATTTGGTTTTGCTCGTATAAGTGTGCACTAACTATAGCTTTAGATAACTCATCCCTTTTATAGTATACTGCAGAAAAGGTTGATAAGAAATCTGCTTTGACTACTGGTGTACTTACTGTATTATCTGCCCAACCACTCAAACTAGATAGATAACTATTAAGAGCAGTTATACTATTGGTATATGCATCTCTATCCTCAACAATTAAATAAGTGTTAGCTACTGCAACTAAACTATTTTGTTCATTATTAACCGCATTTTCTGCTTGGTAGCATAATGGTTTCTCCTCAATACTTATAATATCATCATCTGCTACTGCATTTAATCTAGCTAGTGATGTAGTTACTGCATTACTCTCTGCATCTAGTACACTTTGTTTAGTAGGTATATTACTATTTGGTATAGTACTAGGGTCTATTCTATTAGCATCCATAGTAATAGATGGGTCATTTAACACATCTTGTACTGTTGATGACTTTATAACATCTATACCAGTTATATATAATTTATCATGGTTTAAACCAGACCAGTTTAGAAATGTTAAGCCAGCCCATTTAGCTGTATTTGTAGGTATATATGTAACCTCTACCTTAGTCCAACTAGTAGAAGTACTACTATTTTCTGGTAGTCCAGTAATACTTTTTCGTCTTGTAGCTGCCTGTATCTCTGCTATATCACCAGTAGTGCTTTGCACAATATGTGTTTTACCTGCTACTAAATCATTATCATACTCATAAATTCTTGCATAAAAACCGCTTGTTGCTGCAGTATCTGTTTTATACATAAACTTAATTATATACTTATCTGCTTTTTCTATATTGACTCTAAAAGGTTTTAATGTCATACCAATAGTAGTATCTAAAGTAGAATATAACCTAAGTGTATTACTTGCTTTGTCTATACTAATAGTAGAATAGTTACTATTAGTATAAGAAGGTATAACGCCAGTTGTCATAGCTGCCAACTGCTCAGAATGACTTAAAGCATTAGCTTCTGCCAAATCTGCTTTAGCCTGAGCATCAGCTATAGCTCTGGCTTCTTCATCAGTAACTATACCATCAGCATAAGCTTTAGCTGTAACTTCTGCTAAATTTGCTTTAGCTTCTACAACTGCACCTGAAACTGTAGTAGGAAAATACGGTATAGCTTTTGTGTTACTGTATGTGCTATCTAGCGGAACTTCTGCTAGCATAGGTTTATGTACAAATACATATGAATCTGTTTGTCCTGCATCAGTATCAGACTTATATACTATAATTTGAACATATGCAGTATTAGTAGGAGCTATTCCCGCTACAGACAATAGTGTGCTACTGCTCTCATTAGCTGCACCAGCGATTCCTACATTGTAGTTTGAGGCAACAACACCAATCCATTTATTTGAACTATCACGAAATGCAATACGTATATATGCTGTACATCTATGTGCTCCTACATACGCAGAAGCTGCATACTTTCTACCAGCTACTGCAGGAAACCCCAGAGTACTTCCACTATCCAATTGATGTAAGTATATACTAATCTTGTCTGTAGTACCGATAGGGCTTCCTTGACGTATCTGAAGTATACCCCTATCGGATGGTGCCAAAACATCAGATGAGCTAGCTTGGCGTATACTTAATACATTACTGTTATATAGGTCAGTATTAGTACTATATTTACCTGCTGTACGTAAACCATACTCCCAATCGTCATTTATATTAATGTTATAAAAAGCTCCTGCTGTAGCATTATCCATTGGTTTACCACTACCACTAACTGAGGACCAAGCAGCTGTTATACCTAATTGGGCATCATCAGATAACTCACTAGTTTTTGTAGTATAGTTAGCTATATCTACCCAGTCACTAGAGTTAAAAGTATCTATTTTACTTATAGTAGCTCTCCTTACAATACCATTACCAACATCCCATAAGTCACCTACATCATATGGGACTACTGGAGTGTCTACAAATACTCTTCTTTTTCCATCTGCTGTATCTTGAGCTGTTTGGGCTTTAACTAATGCTTGTGTAATATCTGAGTCAGATAATTTTACCCAACTGTAAGTTGTATTATCAAGCCTAAATCTATAGGAATATCCTGTAGTATTATCATAATATAAGTCACCAAGGTGAATATTCTTAGTAGCATTATCAGTCCAATCACTAGCAGGTACATTTGTTAATGTTGGCTCTCCATCGCTAAACCATGAGGTAATATTTTTATCAATTTGGTTTTGTAACTGGCTTAAATCATTTGTATGTGTTGTGGTTAATACAAAATTAGTATCTACATATGCTCTAGCATTAGCTTCTGCTGTATCAGCCTTCGTTTGAGCTCCTACAGGTGTTTCAGCACCTATACCAGTGGTTGTTACCTGACCAGTACCAGCACCAGATAGAGTACCATCACTATTAATAGTAATATTAACATTTTGTAAGCCTGTACTTGCTTTATCTTCTGGTAAAAGGCCTGAAATACTAGCCCACTCTGCTGTTTTACTAGCTGTATCTACAGACTCTAATGTAGGTATAGCACTTCCTGGTATAGTTGTTGGGTCTATACTATTAGCATCTATATTACTCATAACTGTAACTTTACCATCAATAAAAACATTACTACTTAAATTAATAGCATGGTTAACTGTATCAATTTGAAATGGGCTATATCCCTCATCAGTAGAACTAGAGGAAATTAAAAATTTCTCTGCATAAATTTGAAAAATACTAATGTCACCTGTAGCTATCGACTTATAACCTGAGATATGTCCATTAGCATTAACATCTAAACCATAAATAGCACCTACTGTAGTCTTAGTAGCATATGTAGCATTTATAACATTTGTAGTAGAGTAGTTATTTTCTATATTTGATTGTAATGAAGTTAAAGATGACGCTGTAGCATACTTATTATCAGCATCAACAACTACAGTATCAAGCTCAACCTTAGTCGCATAGTTATCTTCTACATTTGATTGTAATGAAGTAAGTTGTTGTTGAAAATCAGATTCTTTTAGTACTTTATTAGATATAGCAATTATATCTGCACTAGTGGGTATTCTCTCTAGTATATTAAGTTCTTTTAAATCTGCCTCTACTTTACCAATAGTTTTATAAACTGCACTATTAAAATTATTAACTCTTTCCCTAACAGTAGGTTCTCTTGTTAAAATAGTTTGATTTGGATAAATAGTTGCCCTATGTTGTTCATCACTACTTCTTGTAACTATATTTTGGTCTTCAGCTAAATAGCGTTTTAAACTTAAGTCTATATTTACAGGTATTTGCTTATTTATCATTTTGTCTTCCTATAGCTGTATATTGTATTTCACTAACTTCACCTATCCCAGTAATAACAAATTCTAACCCATAACCTTTAGATAAACCTAAAGATTTAGCATTATAGCAAGAGTTACCTTCTATAGATTTGTTTAAAACTTTTACTGAGTCAATAAATATCTGCAAAGTAAAATTACCATTATACTTTATATAAAAATCCTTATAAGTTTTATAATTTGTATAAGAACCTTCTGTTAATATTGGAGACCTATATTTAATAGGTATAGGAGACCCAACTAATAGTTGACTTAGAGTACCATTATTATACTGGTATAAATTACTCTTAGAACCTTGTAAATACTTACCAAAACCATCTATAAATTTAAGTACACTATTATACCTATTATCATAAGCTACTATTTTAGTGCCCAGTGCAGTATAATAACTTAGATAATAAACACCATCTACTAAAGCGGAACTATATATAGTATCTATATTAAGATTCTCTATTACTGATAATGTAGGCGTTTGTATGCCATTACCATTAGATAAACTTAAACCATTATTTGATAACCAAATAATAGAACCTGATAGTGCTTGTATTGATTTATGTGATAAACATCCTAAAGAGCCATCAAGTAAAAACTTAGATAATGTACCTGGTGTATTTCCAGTAATTATGTAAGTTTTAAATTTAGTAAATACTAATATACCTGAAGCTATAGCACCTATACCTGTTATAGGGCCATCAAAATCTATATAGTTAAATACAGGCCATGCATGAGGCCTAGCTATACTACTAAAATACAATTTATCATTAACAGCTCCAAATAACATAGCATAAGCTTCTGTAATATATTTTAGTCCTATTGGTGGTATATCATCATTAATAGTATCTAATATATGATTACCAGCTAATTCTAAATCTGTTGTAGTTGTATCTGTAGTAGAGCTAGTGGTATAAGATAATTCTTTAACTAATGTATATTGAGTTAAGCCACCACCTATTCGATATAATCTATAAGTATCATTATTATTTTGTGTACTTGCTTGAAAACCATCTATAGTAATATCTAAAGCGCCGGTAACTTCATTACTAGGTAAACTAGGTTTACTTTCTATACCTGTTATACTATTGTAATAAGTATAAACATAAGAGTAAGTATTTTCAGTTGGCTCAGTTGTTGGAGTTGTAACTGAAATAGTTAATATATTAGAAGGTTCTAATATACCAACATCTTTAAGTGAACTACCATCATAAACTTTTAACTTAGTTCCATCTGATACATATAATTTTTCTCTAAACTCAATAAAGTCTGAGTCTATACTTCTACTATACCATTTATTTTTAGCATAATACCAAGTAAAAAATTCATTAATAACTACACCAGTATCAATATTACCTTTCACAGAGCGTAAACTACCAGATGTAGCATCTATATTGTTATATTCTTGTGCTTGGTTATTTGGTAATAAATGAGCAGCTATACGTGAGTTATAACCACCACTAAAATCATTTAATAACATACTATATAGCCTTATTATAAGTAGAAGTATACACAGTTGGTATACTATTGTATATAAAACTTTTTTCATTTGCTATCTTTACAAATGAGTTAAATAGGCCTAATTGAGTAGTCGCTAGTTCTCTACTTATAGAGTCTTGGTCATAAGATAAAAGAGTTCCTGTAACAAATGCTACTATAGCTTGTGCATAAATATCATCTAATAATAAGGTAGAAGTCTCAGTTATAGCTGGGTGCTTATATGCATAAGTTATTTTAATACTAGGCGTACTAGGTTTAGTATCTACTAAGGCTACTTGGGTATCTACACCATTAGTTATAATAGGGGCTACTTTAAAAGAATTAGCCATACTATTATTTATAATAACAGTAGTATTATCATAATTATCATCCCTAGTTGTAACTAAGATTCCTCCAAAGTCTAAAAATTCTATAGCATCATTTATAGTGTATAAGTCTTGATTATTTACTAGGGTTAAATACTTAGTGGTAATTAATATCTTAGTTAATGCAACAAAATTAGTTACACCATTAGAAATTAGTCTAACTAATTCAGCATCAGTCCACCTTGTTTTATCCTTATCACTAACAACTAATCTTATATCACTAATAAGTTCTTCAACATTAATACTCATAACTACTCCTTTATTTCTTAAACATGACTAAATTTTCCTCATTCCTCACATCAAGATGTACCCAGTTAACGACGAGTTCTAAACCTTTTATGTATGGAAACTCATGAGGATTGTCTATGATATAATTTCTAACTTCTTCTGCACTATAATCACTAAACACAATATCAAAAGCATTAGCGAAGCTGTGCTGTGAACCATAACTGTAATATGGACTATCTGGAGTGCGAATACCACTTCATTCTCTACTTCCACCCCAAAAGTAGTTATTAATTGTCATAGTTCCAAGATTAAAGTGTTCTTTTAGTTTGTCTATACTCTCAATAAGTCTTTCATCTACATATCTCCATGCTTTTTCACCATACTTTTCATACATCTTTTTAGGTACTAGCTCGTGTACCTTGAAATACTTACTTTTCACATTAAATCCTTTTTACTTATAGAAACTAAAAACAATACTTCAAGTAACACAATTGTTGCTATTGTTAATTCTATATCACTGCTTGACATTCTTAACCCCTTTGAAACTGTTTATAAATCCTCCACCAAAATAAAAGCTGATTATCGCTAATATTATCCAGCCAAGTTGAAAAGCTGTTACAAGTTCAAGATACTCTTTTAACTGAATAATCCCAAAAACGAAGTATATTAACACCCCAGCCCAAAATGCCAAAATGAAGTTAATTGTAAATGTAATTGCAATTAATCTCTGTGCTAGTTTGAATGGCTCATACAATGGCAGCATTTTTAGCTTTGTTTCCGTAGCAAGTTGTAGTGCTTTTGCTTTCTCTTCATCCGTATAAACTAATGCGTCACCTGTGTCAATCACTGCATCTACAGTCTTAGAAACTATAGATGGTGAAAATATGCTTGATAGTATGTTCATTTAGCTTCCTTGTGTAAGTACACCGTTATTCCAATAAACTGTGCCTACTCCTTGATTAGTTGTTGGTATATTTAATAGATTAATAGGTGAAACATTATTATCAAATGTATTATCTTTTTTTAATCTAAAATCTAAATCTAATGGCTGTGCATAGTATGAAGATTGTGTAGCAAAAAATTTACATATAGCAGCACCATTAATAGGGCTTGTAAACTCAATTTTTATACTATTAAGTTTTTCTTTATAGTATATAGAACTGAATACGCATAATCCACTCTGCCATACTTGAAGATTATCATCCCCTGATATTGTCTCTATAATAGTTGTACCATCAGCTAACGTTTTATATAGTTTTATTTCTGTTGGAAAATTATCCCCATATATGAAACCTGTAGTAAACCCTAAATTTTGTAGATACAGTGGGGTAGTAAAATCAATTTGTATTGATGATGTAGGATTATCAGCATTCCCATTAAACTTACCATAATCGCTAGATGGATTAAATAAAGTATTCGCACCCCATCCCATATTAGTTTTAGTTATTGTGAATTTTTCAGAGTGTTTGTCAGCGTGTAACAGTATGTCGTCAAAAGGTGATTGTAGATAAGAATTAAAACCTGCATTTGGTAATATATTTACATTATTAATAATTTTATCATTGTCTCCGAAAGATATTACAGTGTTAGTAGCTGAAAATGTTGATATACTTTTAAGTATGCTCGATGAAGATTTCACATTTGTTTTAAATATGTTTGATTTATTTGGTACAGTCGTATTTCCATAAACAAGATTTATAAAATCTTTATTAGTTTCTACACTATCCCAAACAAACAATGTGTAGTCATTATTTGCACCATTAGCTAAGAAGTATGACTCTGATCCTGAAAATGTTTGTGCTGTAACATCTATTACATTTCCTGAAACTTCACACCCTGATACACCATTCAATACTATAAAAGGATTAGCAACAAATCGTGCAAAACCTATTTTTATATTATTTGAGTTTATATATGATACGTTACCACCTCCTGTAGTTTCTAAGACAACACCGTTTTTCCCATATTTTATGTATTCAATATCAACTGTTAGTCCAACTATATCACTTTCTACTTCAGCTTTAATTTTTAATAGTTCAGATGAAGAACCACTATTCGCTTTAATAGATTTAGGTTTAAAAACTGTATTAATATCATTTCTTGTATTTGAATATATAAGAACTAATGTATTATTTATATCAATATTATTATATGTTAATATATTCCCATTATCCCATTGTACATTCTCACCAATTTTTAGTCCTTGTATGTCTCCTACAATTTCCACAACAGTATTTACAGAGCATATTACATTTACATTATTTAGTTCTAATGTACTTTTTAAATATAAGTGCTTATCGGATATATCAACAGAACCCAATATGCTAGCCTTTTTAAAAGCTAGCGAGTCGTCACTAATGCCATCTTCTTTTGCACCAAACCACTCAACTCTTCCAACTCCATCAAAAGCTAAGTCATAAACTCCATTAACTGTTTCAATCGTTGTGCCGCTATTATCGTAACTTCCATTTGGTACAACCCCATCTCTTAATATAAAGAAATTACTACCAAACTCTCCACTATCTTTTTCATGATAACCGCTAACATGAACTTTCTTTGGTAAGTCCACCATAGCTTTAAAATCAGCTATAGTACCAAGACCTTTCACAATCCCATCAATATCTTTTGCAGGGCTTTGTAAACCTGCTAATCCGTTAAATTTTCCAAACATAATAAGCCTCCTAATCCACTGCTAATAAGCCATTTCTATATCGACTTATAAAATATGTATTTGAACCATACGGCAACTCATTTCTACTAAGTCCTTGGCCTACTTTAAGAATATACCCTTTTTCATTTTTTGTTGGTTGTGTATCAGCACGCATAATTTCAAGTTCATAAGAACCTATATTTGCACAAATTTCAAACTCAATCTGTTGCCAAGTATTATTAATAGCTATATTTTCTGTTTTAACTCTTGCCATTTTCTTGCTCCTTTTTTAATTGTTCAAATGTTGCTTTCGCGCCTAATTTTTCACTGATTATTAATTCCATGATATAAAAGCTTCTTGTACCTTGATGTCCTAAAAATCCAGCTACAGCCACACTTAGCAAGTCATTAAAGCCATAGCCTACGCAGCCAATATAAATAAGCATTGTTATGCCTACATTTACAACCATATCCATTATGAATGTACTTATTTTTCTAATTATGCTGTGAGTTCTATTATCTCTTTTTATAAAGCTTAGAACAGCGCCCCATACACCTGCGACTAATGCAAGTAATGATGCTGTATAGTTCATGTCATTAAAGTTATTGTGCGGCATTATATAATCCTATTAATATATTATAAGCCACTCCTAAGAGTGACCTAAATATACTAGTCTGTATATGTACCTTCAGTAAGTTCAGTCTCAATATACTCAACTATAACTTTTTCTTTACCTACAATACCACTAACAGACACATCAGCACCAGTTGGGTAGTATGTTGAAGTAGAGATACCATTTACAGTACCATCAGCAGTACCACCATCTAATGCAATAACTGTGATTGCAGTTACATATGATGCTTCTGGTAGTGTAAATAGAGCACCATTTTCACCATCAAGAACACCAGAAGCGAATACACTGTATTCTTTCTTCTGGTTATTTTTATCCTTAAATCTTAAATCAACCATTTAATTCTCCTTAAAGAGTTACATCTACGAATACAATTCCGTAGTTATATCCAGCAGCTTTACCATCTGCATAGTCATCATTTTCAGCAACTAATTTGGAAGGTTTAGCAGCACACCATGTTTCAAGACAAGACTCAGAGAATTTATCAAAGTCAGTAGACTCATACTTATAATCTGGCATCATACCATTAGCTTTTTGGAATGCTCCTGCACCAAGAACTAAACCACGAGATACTGTTGCAGAACTAAAGTTTTTCTCACCAGTCCATGCACTATTTGTACCATCATATTGGCGAAGACCTGACATCTCAACACCTGTATTCTCATAGTTATAATAACCATTAGTTAGAATATCACCTACAGTCTCACCAAAGAATGTTTGTGCTTCAACAAATACAAAGTTACCAATCTTACCAATAACACCTTTAAGAAGTCTATTGTCATTACCACGAAGGTCAGCAGTTTGGAGAACACCTTGAGTATTTTTCATAAATGCACGCTTAATAGCTACATCAATAACAAACAACCATACTGGCTCGCCATTAGCTAATTTGAAAGGCTTAAGTGGAAGACGCTTAGTAATACCTATTGGATGTGTATCAAAACCTGTACCTGTTTTAACTACTTGCTCAATCTCACCAACTGCATCTAAATCAAATGCACCTGAAGCATAAGCCATACCAAATTCCGCTCCTTGTTGTCCAAGGTCAAAGAATGCTTGGTCTTCACTTCTTACCCATAAGTCTGCCAGTTTTGCACGAGAGTCAGAATGCTCATTGATAGATAAATCACCAATTTCAACTCCATCAAATTTTGTACCATTATCTACTACATAACGGTAATCAGATACTACAAGTTTATCAGAGAATTTTTTCTTCTGCTCACCTGTACCTTTTGCAGTTGTGTTACCTTTTACTGGACGCCCTGAAAGGTTACCATCAAAATCAAATACTACTGTGTGACCTTTAGATGCACTAACATCATTAGCTGTCATAACAATAGAATCAAATGAACTACCCTTATAAGGTGCCCAGAAACTAGTTGCAGACTTTTGAATAAGTCCTTCCATTACCCACTGTTTTCTGATTAAATCAGAACCAATGTCAACTTTACCTGTACCCATAATTTTCCTTTATATTTAGAAAACTACTTTAGCATAATCAAATGCTGGAGTAGCTTTATCTTCTGGAGCATCACTACCGCCTACTTTATTCAAGTCTGGTTGGTTTAGTGTACTATCTCCACCTTTTACTGTTTTCGGACTAGTAAGATAGTCTGAAACTTCCTCGAGGTAAGCCTCAAAACTTATCTCACCGTTCTCAAGTTTCTTGGTAATTCTAGGAGGAACGTCGAACTGGATTACCTCGTCAGTTATATCCAAGCCACGGCTTCTATTAAATTCCTCAAGTACCTGAGCACGACGTTCCAATTCAGCTGCACGCATAGCTTCCTGAGACGCTTCATTAAGAATTTGGCTATGTTTTTGTATAGCCAAATTCTCTATCTCATTCATACGTTGGTGCCACTTATCAGGGTCATCGAATTTTAACTGGTCTAGCTCTGTACGAGTAGTCTCATCAATCTCTACTTTAGGTGTTGTAAGCTTTTCTAGAGCCTCTAGTTTTGCTTGTGCTGCCTTAAGAGCTTGCTGTGACTTAGTATAAGCACTTTGCGTGTCCTTAAATCGTTTCTTAAAGTCTACACCAGTTTTATCTGGAGTAGCAGCTGGTTTTTTAACCTCTGGATTACTCATTGATTATCCTTATCTTTATTTTATGATATACTATATTATATCTAAACTAATCTTAAAATAAACTTAAATATCAAAACTATTTGATATTTTTTGTCGTTGTATCTGAGACCTAACTGTATACTGTGATATTGCGCCATGCCTTAATCCCATGGCCATATACCTTAATGAGTCAGCCATATGACTATAGATATCATGCTCTGGTGCATCAAGAAGTATATTAAACTTCTTATCATACTTACGCCTATACATCTGTATGGCTGTTATAGTTTCTTCACAACTAGCATCTACTATTATAGTTTTTAGCATATGCCTTGTTGCTTCTATACCATCATTAACCCTATGTTTTTTAACTAGTACTGTATTAAACCCAAGCTCTCTCATAGCGTCCCAGCGAGTCTTAGCACTAACCCATTCCTTAACCATAATATCATGTGGTACTAATGTCTTACCAAAGACCCAACCCTTCTCAGTACTTAGAGCTTTATAGACGCTGGCGAAGTGCTCAAGACCTCCACCCTGATTAACATACTCACCTATAATACTAGGTGTACCATCTGGGGCTACTTGGAAAAATACTACTGCTGTTGGGTCATTAACACCAATATCCATAGCAGAGTAAACTAGGAGGTTAGGGTCATAAATATTGTCGCGAATAATAAGATTTTTATATTCCTCCTGGTAATAAGCACCCTCTAGGCTTTGCTCAAATGCAACTTTAGAGTTATATGGATATTCCTGGTCAAACCCTGAACCTAACTCATCCTTCTTAGCTACATACCACCATTTCTGTTCATCTGTTAATACTATACTAAGGGTATCTTCTACCTTATCAAAATACTTCTGATGTTCCTCAGTTATTTCTTGTAGATAGCTAAGTGTACAGTCATGGTCATGAACCCAACTAAGGAATATAGCCTGAAAGTCTAATGGACTAAGTTCTACTTGTGCTTTAGCCTTAGTCTCTGCTTTCTTCCACATCTCATAAAATAGTCCACTTTGTCCTTCTGCTGTGGACTCAATAGTTATCTTATTATTCTTACCTACAGACTGAAATGCCCCCTTCTTTAGCTCTTCAGCTTTATCAGGAAACTTAGCTGCTATCTTACCTAGCTCAGATACATGTAAACTTTGTAAAGTATCTCCTCTAAAGTTACCAATCTTAAGAATACTACGATTACTAAATGCCATACCCTTCTGGTTATTACTAGTTAGTTTAATTCCTAAGAGTGTTTTAATCTCTTCTGGGAACTCATCCCACATTAATTCTGCTCTTCTTTGTAACTTATTACTCTCATCCTGCCCATATGATTGTATACCAGCAGAAAACCCCTCACCAAAGATACAACTATCTAAATTATAAGCTAAAAATAGTGTAGATATACCTTGCTGACGAGACTTTAAGATTATTTTTCTATTATGTTTATATTGAGTAAGTACTTTCATCTGAGCACTATTAAGCCTCATTATTTGTTTAAGTCCGTCCTTATCCTCAATAGTATAAAGGTTATTTAAGCGCCATAACTTACTAGAGAGTTTAGTATCTATAAACTCCTGTAGGTCCTTAGCTTCTGTAGGAAGGCTACTAGCAGTCATCTGTAAACCCTTTAACTATATTCTGTATAGCTATATTTATAGTATTCTCTGGCTTAGTGTCTTTATATGATGCCTCTATCGTGCCTACTATACTAACCATATCCTTAAATTCTTTTACTTCAGCAAATTGTGCATCATTTTTCATAAATTTTAGAGCATGGTCTATAGCTAGCTCTTTAAACTCTTCAACTTTTGATTGTATACTAGTTATGCCATGTATAGAATTTTCCGTAGATTGGAGACCATTGTTAGTATTGACAGGAGTGACTATAGTTCCACTAGGTTTTACAATTTCAGCAGTGTGTGCACGTTTGTTCCAATCCTCTGGAATTATAAAATTATGTAAACTATACTTATCTTGTAACTCATCTATAGTTATATCTGTGGTTTCATATTCTTTCTTATAAAGTTCACTTAGTACTTCTGGTAGGGAGTTCATTTGAGTCCTTTTTGTTAATTATATCTTAACTTAGTTTAAAGTTTGCTTAAATGAAGAGTATTGTAATTCTCTATAATGGTATTAAATTGGTTAGATTTCTCTATAATAATATTAAAATTGGTCTGGTTTCTGCTGGCCATACTTATTAACTTAGTTGAATTGTGAAGATGTTTTAAAATTGGTCTGGTTTCTGCTGGCCATACTTATTAACTTAGTTGAATTGTGAAGATGTTTTAAAATTGGTCTGGTTTCTGCTGGCCATATATCGCTAACACTGGCACCCAAGTATCTTGCATGGGGGGGGGGAGGGTCCC